AGAAATTCCTGGTCTAGGAATGAACTTTACAAAGGAAGATGTTAAAAACTGGTCAGGAAACCCAGCAGATCTTGCTATGGTTCCTGACAAGGAAACAACAATTATGCATATAGGAACAACTACAGCAGAAGACTCTGTATCTATCAATGGTGAATTTTATTCAGGATCTCACTATATGCTAGTAAAAAGAGATGGAGTTTCAAAGATGATTGCATCTATTGATCTTCTAGATACAGATGAGTTGTGGTCTACAGATACAAATACTTGGACTGCAATAACTGAGTTGACTATCTCACATATTCCTCATCAGGTAGTTTCTATAAACTGTGAGCCTTATGACTTGTTCTATACAGATCACTTCTTGGTTTACGATGGATACCAAACAGCAGAAAACTAAAAACAGTGATCAGGGTTATTGATACTTCAAATTTTTTAAAATTTGATTATCCAGAACAACTGAACGGTGCATGGTTTTACTATGTGTTTTTTGAAAATCATCCAAATAAAAATATAGACGGAATATGTTCTATATACTTTAATGACAAATACCCAAGTGGTTCGGTATGCGTTGGAGACTACATATTAAATGATTATCCAGATGCATATTCCTCATGGACAAAACCAGATAAAGATGGAAATGTTAAGTCAGCCAGAGTGCTAGTTTCTCCTATTTTAAGAGGAAAGGGTATTGCTAAAGCAGGAGGAGCATATGGAATGACAATGCTAAGAGATGTTTTTGGTAAAACTGTTGTACATGACTCTGGAAATGAACTTTCGTATAAAGCCTATGCAGGAGCCGCTAAAATTGCAAATCTTCCTATTTTTAAAAATACAAAGATAGAAGAAGGATTTCACATGGGTAAAGAGTTTTTTGACCAACCAATCTATCCATATGTTTTCTTTGGCAGAAGGGTCTCTGAATAATGAAATATATTGTTTTTAATCAAGAGACTGATACTATTAGTTCAATAAGTACAGCAGTAAGAGCAATGTGTAAAGAAAACAAAATAAATTGTGAAAGACAAGAGTATAAGGTTTTAGTTTCTAAAGAAACACTGTTTGTTAAAAATAACAATGTAAGATTTACATCGGGATCAAAAAAATATTTATGTTTTTATGGAAGATCTTATTTAAACAAAAATGGAAAAATTACTGAAACTATTTATTTAAAAGATAATTTAGTTACTTTAAATCCAGATTCTAACGAATTATTGCTTATATCTGGCGGGATAGATAACTCAACAGTAGTAGATGATGATGAAACCCTATTGCACTTTTATGTTGCACCAAGTAGTCTTTTAGGACTACAAGATCCAGCCTTATGGCAAAACCTTTAATATGATATAATTAAAGTAACGAAAGGCTTATATGAATACCATTAGATTCCTTCAGATGTATCCAGCACTTACTAACATTGTTCCAGAGCCAGAACCAGGAACAAAAAATGTTCCTTCTTGGTATAAAGAGCAACCAGCAATTGCAGGTGGCAGCGATATCCCTGATAGAGGAGTAATGCGTCTTACTGTAAAAAAATGCCAGGCCTTTTTTGATGCTATGTCAATGGGATATATACTAAAAGTTCCATGCGATATATACATAGACACAACTGATGGAAATGTTAATATTCAATTACCTATTCATATGAACAAATACTATACTGCATTAATAAGTGAGCACAATCCAGAACAAGTCTCCCATCTTCCAATAGATCAAGACATATACTGCAATAGAATATTAAGAATCCATCCTACTTGGATGGTTCAAACCGATGAGGGCTATAGTACGTTTTTTACAAACCCAATGCACCAGAGCCCATCACCACTAAAAGCCATTGATGCAGTTGTTGATACTGATAATTATTTTACTGACGGCCATCTTTCCTTTTTAGTAAAAAAGAATTTTAAAGGAACTATAAAGCAAGGAACCCCAATGTTTCAAGTTTTTCCATTTAAGAGAGAAGACTGGACAATGGAATTAGATAAAAACTTCTCACAAGCAAAAGTAGAAGAGCAAAGAGGAAGAGTTAGATCTAGTTTTCAAAACGGTTACAGACTTAAGTTTTGGCGAAAGAAAACATTTAAGTAAAACTCTCAACAATAGATTTAGGTAGAGTTTTGCTTTTTATAAAACTCTGGTATACTTAAGTCTTAATCCGTTTTTGAAAGGACGATACATATTATGTCAGATTTTTTTAGTTTTAAACTTCCAGAGGACTTCGTAGAAAAGTACAAGAGCCAAGAAAGCCCATTTGGGTTTAAGGATGCAGCAGAAAATTCACTTGGAGAAATTACTTTTATTCGTACATATTCTCGTATGAAGGAAGATGGAACTAAGGAAAGATGGCACGAAGTTTGTCGTCGTGTAATCGAGGGGATGTATTCAGTACAGAAAAACCATGCTAAAGAAAACCGTTTGCCATGGAATGATTACAAGGCTCAGAAGTCTGCACAAGAAGCATTCCAAAGAATGTTTGAACTAAAGTGGACACCACCAGGTCGTGGTATGTGGGCATTTGGAACTCCTATGACTATGGAGAAGAAGAACTCAGCAGCACTACAGAACTGTGCAATGGTTTCAACAAAGGACCTTGACAAGAATGATCCAGGGGCATTATTTGCTTGGGTCATGGATGCCTTGATGCTTGGTATTGGTGTAGGGTTTGATACAGTGGGACAGGATAAGAATTTCTCAATCTATACCCCAACAGAACCAGAACAGGTGTTCGAAATTCCAGACACTCGTGAAGGCTGGGTAGAGTCAGTCAGACTTCTAATCAACTCATACTTGAGAGCAAACCAGAGCATTCAGAAGTTTAACTATGATTTAATCAGACCTCTTGGAGCACCCATTAAGGGCTTTGGAGGCGTTGCATCAGGACCTGCACCTCTTATCAAGTTGCACGACCAGATAGACCGTGTAATCGGCTCCAGAGGCGGAGAAACACTAGATTCTCGTGCCATTGTAGACTTGGTAAACCTTATTGGTACATGCGTTGTATCAGGCAATGTTCGCAGATCAGCAACACTTGCTTTGGGTACTGCAGGAGACGACACATTCATGAATCTAAAGAATTCAGAGATGTTCCCAGAGCGTAACTCGTTTGACCCAGAGAATCCAGGCTGGGCTTGGATGTCTAACAACTCTATCTCAGCAGAGGTAGGAACAAAGTACGAAGACTATGTAGATTTAATTACTGAAAACGGAGAACCAGGTTTTATCTGGCTTGATGTTGCTCGTAATTATGGACGACTAAAGGATGCGCCAGACGGTAAGGATTATCGTGTGATGGGATTTAACCCATGTGCGGAGCAGCCATTAGAATCATACGAACTATGTACACTTGTAGAAGTGCACTTGAATCGTCATGAATCTAAGGAGGACTTCCTGCGTACCCTGAAGTTTGCATACCTTTATGGAAAGACTGTAACACTTGTTCCAACACACTGGCCACAAACAAACGGTATCATGCAGCGTAACCGTCGTATTGGTACATCACTAACAGGTATTGCATCATTTGCAGATCAAAAGGGTTTGCCAATTGTTCGTGAATGGATGGACGAAGGCTACAATAAGATTCGTCACTATGATCACCAGTATTCAGAATGGCTATGTGTTCGTGAGTCAATTCGTGTAACAACAGTTAAGCCATCAGGATCGGTTTCAATTCTTTCTGGTGCAACTCCTGGAGTTCACTGGGGACCTGGAGGAAACTTCTTCCTTCGTGCAGTTCGATTTGGAAACACAGATCCAATGATGCACTTGTTCAAAGCAGCAGGGTACACAATTGAAGATGACGTAGTATCAGCAAACACATCAGTAGTTTACTTCCCAATCAAGTCAGGTCATCCAAGATCTGAAAAGGATGTAACATTGTTTGAGAAAATTGCACTTGCTGCAACTGCTCAAAAGTACTGGTCTGATAATGGTGTTTCTGTAACGCTTTCATTTGACAAGGAAACAGAGTCCAAGCATGTTGTTCCAGCACTCCATATGTACGAGGGACAACTAAAGGCAGTGTCATTCCTTCCAATGGGAAATACTGTTTATCCTCAGCAGCCATATACTCAGATTACTGAAGAAGAGTATGAGTCATATATTGGCAAGTTGAAGCACATTGATTTTGCTGCTATTTATGATGGAGCAGAAAACCTTGAGGCACAAGGTGAGATGTACTGCACCACAGATTACTGTGAAATTAAAATAAACAAGTAGTCTTCTGTGGTAAAATAGACTCATAATGTCTACTCCATCAAACCTATATGCCGAAAAAGCCTTTGCTGAGCATCCGACTGGCCTATGGGCTTTGGATGATAACGCAGACTATGTTTCTTTAATTTCAGAGGCTCAGAGAGATCTCTCTAACGGTATAAAGTGGACGGTAACGGGTGGAACTGTATCTATATATCCACAGTCAGTAGATGAACCATTTATTGATAGTTATGTTCATAGAATCGTTGCTACTCCGACATCTAGTGAGTCTGCATCTATTGTTGCAATAAGCGACGAGATCATGAATCTTAACGAACTTAATGCCTATCTAAAAACATTTTGTGTTGGAGCATATTTCTATTCTGAAAGCACCTACATTGCTGGTTTTGAAATTGGGTACAGGTATGAAGATCCAACTAGCGCAGAGATAATCACACACTTAAAAAACTATGACACCATAATCAACAACAACTGGGTTTTTGTGTCAGAAACATTTGATATACCTCCAGAGGATGCACAGATTCAACTAGTCTTTAAGATTAACTTTATTGGAGGCTCAGGCATAGAGGATGCATTTTTAGTAAACGGAATAACCTTTGGACAATGGTCAGAAGAGTTTTCTTCCACATCTCTTGGGATAACACCAATAGACATTCCATCAGCAATCGCAATTGCTCCACAAAAAGGCGTTGTTGCAAAATGTTATGGTCTGCAAGAACTTAATGGATATTATTTAGTTTCTGACAAGATGCTTAAAGCAAAAAATCTAGGAATTCCAATTGTCTATGGAACATCTAGTTTAACGGCACTGTATCCAAATGGAATAAACCCATCAATCATAATTCCTGGATTAGGATTTTTAAATGAGTCTGGAAAATTTAAAGAGTATACTTTAGAAACTTGGCTCAGAGTTAACGCATATACAAATGATAGAAAACGAATCATTGGCCCCATAGCATCTGATGATGGAATCTATGTTGATGGTCCTTCAATTGGATTAAAGATAGGCGACGAGTATCAAACATATTATGTTGGCGAATGGACAAGGCCAATGCTCGTACACCTAAGACTTGGAAAAGATGTTGCCTCTCTTGTAATTAATGGGCAAGAAGTTATATCTTTTACTTATGATCCTGACACATTAGATTTCCCAGAAATGATTTTAAATGGAAAAGAGCAAGACTGGATAGGCTTTTATGCACACGAAGATGTTTTCCCAATTGATATAGACTGTGTAGCAATTTATCCATATGTTATCCCTACTGCTGTTACAAAAAGAAAGTTTGTGTTTGGTCAGGGTGTAGAAATACCAGAAAACATTAACACATCGTATAGCGGAACTTCTGTTTTTATTGATTATGCTTTTGCAAATTATTCTGCTAACTATCAGTATCCCAAAATTGGTTCTTGGAAGCAAGCCTTTAACGATAATACTTTAATTCAGGGCAAAGGTTTATCAGTATCAAAAAATCCACTTCCACAAATTCTTCTGTCTTCAAAAACACAGGATGAGTTGTTTTCAGATTGCAATGCTATCCAGTCATCAGACACATTAAACTTTTTTTCATTTAAACCAAATCCTACCTGGGACACCGTTTCTGGGCATATCTTGTTTGAAAATTTTGATTTCTTAAAAAGTCCTGTGTCCGCTTTTTACGGATGCTTTAGATTGCCACAGTCATCTCCTCAATCACAAACTCTCTTTAGAATTGAAAAAGAAAACAGCAATAGTTATTTTGCAATAGAGTTGCTTAATAATCAAATATCGTATTCTATGAATTATAACGGAACCTTACAAACGCTATACTCACCATTAGTGGCTGAGCCAGGAGAGTTAGTCGATGTTGGATTAAATATTCCAGCCTTTGTTGAAAGATTTGGAGATCAAGCGTCAGACTTCTTTGGATCTTTATCTGATTTGAGATTGTATGCAGGTGGAAAAAAGAACAACACTTCAACTTTCACTGGTAAAATTTATAAGATTGGCTTTTGTACAAAATACAATTTTCAAAAAATCAGGGGATTATTTAATGAACTAGGCGTACCAATATGGAACGAAGACCTATTCGCTATATATCAAAACAATCAGTTAGTCGGTATAGATGGTGGAATAGACACAACCTCAATGCCACCTTCTGGAGGTCCAACTTCAACTGCTCTTGGTGCCATATCTGGTGGAGGGGTTTTTATTGATGATGAAGACGCACTTATTGATCATGTTGCAAGTTATACCCTTGCTCCTAATAAGGTCTTTGACACCTATAAACTATCAGTATCTGCAAATGCCTACTGGGAAGATCAAATCCCACTAACTTATTTTGCTGAGTCTGTTATTGATAAAAGAGGAGACCAATATTTTGATCTTGACTTTATTCAGTTTAACATAGACTATCCAATAACATCAAAAACAATTGCAATAGAGACCGACCCAGTTGACTGGACATACGCAGAACTTGCAAATGAATATGGTCTGCCAGTTCAAAGAACTTATGAATCACTTGACAATTATTTATTTACTGGGTATAACGATTACGAAGATCTTAAAAATAAAATAGCAAAAGATTATAGGTATGATACAGACGGAGCCATTGTAAAAAGTTATGTAACTTTCCAATACACTGAACTAGGAGCAAACGCAACACCGTTCTATTTTACAAAAACAGAAAGACCTTCTAGAAATGGCATCCTGGTTCCTGGAACAGACTGGATGACAACAAGATATGAAGTTGTAGATAACATGATCATTTATCCACCTTCAGGGGTAGACTTTAATGATCTTTCTATTGTCACACATATTGACATGAACATCAAAGATTCTGATATTGGAAATGTTATTATTAAAAAACTCTCTTATGCCTCACAAGCATTAAACGAATCTGACGCAAGTCCAATCGGAACAAGGTTTGGAACTCCTATTTATCCTTACACAAAAACAGGAATATATTATGACTTTAAAAAGCAAAACCCATTCTCGATATATAGTGGATCATCATCATATCTTTACCTAACCAAGACAAGCGGAATACAGGTTAGAGGAAAGTATGACCCACTAGTAAACAGAGGTCTTTTGATTCCAATCAATACTAGCAGAGCAGATGATTTTAAAGCAATCGCAATGCAGATGGCCGTTAGATTTGATGGAGATTATTTCCCTTACGCACCTACACAAATATTTGAGATAGAAAGTAAAACTGCATATCTAAAATTCTACATGGTTGCAAGCGATCCAAGCGGAAGAAGAGCAAAGATTTATGCAATAGATGCAAAGACTGGTTTAGTTCAAAATGGCATAGGTTTTTATTGGAATGGGAAGGTTGTTAAAGAACCAGTTCTAACTCTTCAAGAGTGGGGATTCTTGGGTATAAGTTTTGCTGACAGCCTAATATTCTCATCTTTCGAGGGAGCAATAAGATTGACAGGGCCACTGCTATTTAATAGCATCTCATACTACCAGTCAACAAACCTACAAGAGGTTCAGAACGTCTCAGACAGACCATGGTTTAGAGTTAAGGTTTTGTCTGGCTCTGTCCTAGACTGGGAATTTTGGGATTCTCCTTCATTTAACTGGCAGAATGTTCTTGTTTTAGCAGAAAAGAGTTTTTATGGAGTTAATCCAGCAGAGGTTTACAAGAGTTATACGGGAACCAATAAGTTAATTGTTGGAGATGATACCCCTGTAACGTTAAAGGATTACGGATATTCTGTGTATACGGATATTAACTGGGTCAAATACGTTGTCGATCCAGTATGATATGGTATACTTATGGTTATGGATTCTTTAATAAACCCAAAAACTGGTGAGCCAATTGTAAAAAATGTTAGACGACAAGTCATTGAAAAGAACTATGACTGGGGTCTTTATGTATACAAGAAGGCAAATGGCAAGTGGTTTACTGATGGAAATGGCTCAGTCCTTAATATCCCTTCAGACAAAAATGATATCTCTAGAATGGCAGAACTAAAAAAGACTGCAATGTATTACGGAGACCCAGGAGACGGCACCTGTGTGTTTGTTCCAGGACTAACAAGAGTTTCTGAAGAAGAATATTCTGAACAAGTTGACAGACTAAATGCTGGACTTATACCTTCTCTAAATGACCTTGGAGCAGTACAAGCAGCCAAGGACACTATTGCTAAATATGGGGATGAGGAGTAATCATGGAAGACAACGATTATGAAATCCACGCAAGAATTGATGATGCAATAAAGAAGGATGACACATTCTCAAAGTCAGATCCATTCAATGGTAACTGGGAAACATTAAAATCTCTTGATGGACTAGAAGCAAACTTTAAAAGACGCATTAGCAGATCTGCAACCAAGATGGTTGAGCCAACAACACAATATACGACTGCAGCACTTGCTGGAAAAAGCGGTATTGATGGAGCACAGTCAAAAGAGATAAACCCAGGGTTAGTATATGTAAATGGCTATGGAATGTTTGATGTTATTACTCCACCATGGAACCTTTATGAATTAGCAAACTACTATGACACTTCATTTGCAAACCACGCAGCAATTGATGCCAAGGTAGAAAACATTGTTGGACTAGGTTATGAGTTTAAGGTTTCTCAAAGAACAATGATGAGACTTGAGTCTTCAGAAGATAACAGTGCAACACAGAAAGCAAGAAAAAGAATTGAAAGAACAAAGATTGAAGCAAGAGACTGGCTAGAGTCACTTAATGACGATGACTCATTTACAGCCACAATGGAAAAGGTTTACACAGACCTACAGTCAACTGGAAATGGTTATCTTGAAATTGGTAGAACAACTCGTGGAGAGATTGGTTATGTTGGGCATATCCCAGCGACAACAATGCGAGTTAGAAGACTAAAGGATGGATATGTTCAGATCATTGGAAATAAGATTGTCTACTTCCGCAACTTTGGTGCAAAGAATCAAAACCCACTAACAACAGATGCTAGACCAAACGAGATTATTCACTTTAAGCAGTACTCACCTCTCAACACATTCTACGGAGTGCCAGACATCATGTCGGCTATCAACTCACTACACGGAGACTCACTTGCTTCACAATACAATATTGACTACTTTGCAAACAAGGCAGTCCCACGCTACGTTGTAACACTAAAGGGTGCAAAACTTTCTGGAGATGCAGAAGATAAGATGTTCCGATTCTTGCAGACAAATCTCAGAGGGCAGTCACACAGAACGCTATATATTCCACTTCCAGGTGATAGCGAAAATAACAAAGTCGAATTCAAGATGGAGCCCATCGAAGACGGTATACAGGACGGCTCATTTAAAGAGTATCGTAAGCAAAACCGTGATGACATCCTGGTAGCACATCAGGTACCACTGTCTAAACTTGGAGGTGGCGATTCTGGATCTATAGCAGCAGCACTTGCACAGGATCGTACCTTTAAGGAGCAGGTTGCAAGACCAGCACAGAGACAACTTGAAAAAATGATCAACAAGATTATTCGTGAAAAGACAGATATCATTGAGTTTGTATTTAACGAGTTGACACTGACAGATGAGATTGCCCAGTCTCAAATTCTTGAGCGTTACGTTAAGAATCAGATCATGACTCCTAACGAAGCAAGAGTTGTTTTGGATATGCCACAGAGAGACGGTGGAGATGAGGTCCTAGACCTTAAGCCAGAAGCAGCAGCAGAGGCAACCACGACAAGAGCAAGAGACGCCGAAAGAACAAATAATAATTCTGACAGTTCATCGACTGTCGCTGGACGAAACCCAAAAGGTGAAGGAAGAAAAACTCCTTAATGTCCAATTTGTCCACAATGTGATACTTATATAAAATGGAGGGTATAATATAATGGTGAGCAATATATCCAAGGCCCATTGGAACTCAGATGGGGAAAATTTACGTCTTTCCATGCCACTTACTAAGGTGGACAAGGAGCGTAGAATCGTTTCAGGATTTGCATCTTTAGACAATGTTGACAAGCAAGATGACATTGTAACAGCAGAAGCATCAATGGATGCGTTTGCAAAATTCCGAGGGAACATTAGAGAAATGCATCAGCCATTAGCAGTAGGCAAGATGGTTTCATTCAAAGCAGATAAGTATTTTGATCCAGACTCAAAGAAGTTTTATAACGGAGTATTTGTATCAGCATATGTTTCAAAGGGTGCACAAGATACTTGGGAAAAAGTTCTAGACGGAACACTAACTGGTTTTTCTATTGGTGGACGTATGAACAAGTGGGATGAAGGGTTTGACGAGAAGTCAGACAAGGCAATTAGAATTATTAAGCAATATGATTTGATTGAGTTGAGTCTTGTAGATTCCCCAGCAAATCAATTTGCAAACATTGTATCTGTTGAAAAAGTTGACGGAGTAAATGTTATTAAGGGTGACGAAACAGTTTTAGAGAATGTTTTTTATGATAAGGAATCAGGTCTCGTAATGGTTTCAGAAAATGAGTCAGAGGTAAGCCCAACTACTGGTGAGCAAATGGAAAATATAGGTTTCGTTGAAAAAACAGATAATGAAAAGACAGACATGATAAAATTCTTAGTTGATAGTGCTAAAGGCATTAATACTTCTAAGATTAACAAGGAGGTACAACCTATGACAAAATCAAAAACACAAGTTGAAAAGACAGATGTAGTTGAAGATGTTGTGGTCGCTCCAGAGGCAGATGCATCAGTTGCAGAAGTTACTGAGGAAGTTGCTAAGGCAGAAGAGGTTGAGACAGCAGATGTTGTCAAGACTGATGAAGTTGTAGCAGAAGAGATTGTAAAAGCAGAAGATGCTGAAGCAGTCGAGGCAGTAACAGAAGCAGTTGTAGAAGTATCTAAGTCAGAAGAGGTAATTGCAGAAGCAGTTACTGAAATGAAAAATACTCTAGAATCAGCCTTTAGCGATCTAGTGTCAACAGTAAAGTCTTTGCAAGCAGAAGTAGAACTTCTTAAGTCTTCAAAGGTCGATGTTGATACAGTAAAGGATTCATTTGCAGCAGTTGCAAAAGATATTGCAGCAGTATCAAATGAGTTTAATGAATTTGGAAAACGAGTAGACGCTGTGGAAGCAGACACCGCATTCCGAAAGTCTGGAGATATCGGCGATATCTTTCAGAATCAACCTGAAACGGTTGAAAAATCCCTATGGGGCGGTAGTTTCCTCAAAACAGCCGATCTATTCAAATGAACAAATCACTAGGAGGTGACAATATGTCAGAAGAAATAATCAAAAACCAGCCAGGCGCTGCGGGAGATCTAGGTGGAACAACACCAGGACTTTACCAGGGTCAAGGTGCTTTCGCATCAGGTGGAATTGGTGGAGTATCAAACCCAGGAGCAGACACACTGGGAAATATTCCAACAGCAACTCTTGGATCAACAAGCGGAGCAAACGCTGTTAACCCTAGT